CTTTGTCTCTCACGCTATATGTTGGCATTATTTTTCAATTCTTCAATTTGTAATTTCAATTCTTGGTTTTCGTCAACCAATTCCTTTATTCTATTTATACAAGAATAATAGCTAGCATTCAATTGTCTTATCTGATCTTCAAATAACTGCGTTTCAGTTATTTTTACAGTGTTCACTGCTTCATAAGAGGGATACCCCTTTTCAAATACTGGTTCTTTCATTTGTTCATCCTCTTCTTTGCTCCTACGAAGCATATAATCGTAATACCCTTCACGCTGCATTTTGAAACTCATACCAATCTGGTACACCTCTACGTTTCCAAGAGGCTAAGTGTTGTTTGTATTTGACGTAATAGTCCCTGTATGCAACTAGAGAACTCTCATTCTTTACATCATCAGGCATCGCTGGTGTTGGTTCTGTGAATACACCTTCCTTCATGTTCTTTGGAATGTTAAACAACAACTCATTCAACTTACGATAACTTTCGTGTGGCACATCTTTACCATAGCGCCACATAAACTCTGTATTGAGTTCTGTCCACATACGATACAACCACCTGTAGTTCTTTGCAGACTGTCGTACCCAAATACCACTAGGATGATTGATGTGTGATGCTTTGTATAGAGTTGTTTCCATAACATCATCGTCCATCTTCCAGCGTTTGATTTTACGCCCATTCTTAGTAAGTCCGTAATACATCTCACCGTCCATAGTACGATGTGCAGTAGACATGAGTTGAGCGTATTCAATAATCATTTTGCTGCAATGACTGTCATTGTGCATCTGGGCACACATGTCCTCATAAGCGCTTAGATAAAATACATTCATTTTTTCTCCCATCTGTAGAAGATATGGTCTTCTATCTCAATCGTTTTTGTTTTAGTTCTTGCCCAAGAAGGCATAACATAGTCAGCATGATAGTGCGTTGCACCTTCTGTGATATCTATACTTTGTATTGTACCATTAATAATTAACTCTGTCAAGGTATAAATGTTCTGATATACAGAATCATTATTCACCTCATCAGACTTACCATCACAGTACCAACTAAACTGGCACTTATGTCTTACTGGTATCATCTCACCCGAACCTGTCCAACTTGGTTTATGAGGCCCTTGTTTAACAACATCACAAATACTGTTTGGATATCTTGAGTCTACTACACGGTTTAATGTTACGAAGATAACAGCAATCTGTCCTGCTGTACCTTGTCCTCGTGCTTCATGGTATACGTTGTCAGCGAGACACCCTGTTTCCATTTGCATATAGGTATCCAACTCACCTTGAGTCAAATCCTCTGGAGCAATTGGGTGTCCGTGAAAGGTCAACATAGAGCCTAAAATTAGTTCCTTTATCACCAGCTAACACCCCCCTCAATTTCCTCAATCTCCTGTCGAGCGGCATCAACTGCCATTCCACTACCAAACTCTTCTTTAACTTTGGCAATGATATCAGCAACAGTACTAACGCCTGTTGTAGTATCAATGTCACCACTAGAGTTATAGTAGTCCCAAACGAACTCTTGAACGTCCATCAAATAAGCATTAACTTTTCCCATTATACAATCTCCTCAAATCCAACTATAGCAACTTTGTACTTAGTTGTTCCCATTAACATCTGATCTCCCATAGAAGTAGAACGCATTCCAAACGTCTTACCTTCATACACTGGAAGGTCGGCCATTACAGTGACGTTCTCATTATAGTCGCCATTCTGCATTGTTACACCATTGTCAGCCTCAAGTGTAAATTCTTTAATACTCCAAGAACCTTGGATGTTGTTAGTCCAACGATAAGCATACTCTAAAGCTTTAGTGCCAGTTAAGTCACCAACTTCTACTAGAGCAACTGTTTTTGGAGTTTCTTCGAAAGCACTGTGGATTACTGCAATTTGTGTCATAATTTATTCCTTTATTCTCATTCTACATAGCTATGATATCACCTTGTCAACACATTGTCAACAGGTTTTTATAAAATATTTGAGTCCCAAACCTTTTGGGCAAGTTTACCCTCTAAACGGTGAGCCTCTTTCTCCCAAGGCAAGTCCCAATACTCAATTGAATCTGAAATATTACATTTCTTCCAGCGTCTGTCGGTAGCAAGTCCATTCATCTCATTGCGGGCGTACTGTTTAACATGTACCATCTCGTGACACATAGTAGTTACAAAGTCTTTCAGAGATAAGTCTTTACTAATCTCAATCTCAAACTGTCGTTTGCTATCTTCCATCATACAGTAACCAATTGCATCATCATTGAACTTACGAATGCGAACTATAATCTCTAAAGTCTTCATTCTAGGCATCAATTCAGTAATCATCTGGCAGACTGTTTTGAAAGCAACTTCTTTCTGAAACTTTGTACCACCTGTAACCTCAACTAAATTCATCTGTAACCTCATTTCTCAATTTATACTACTATTATACTTGTTATCATAACAAATGTCAAGTCTTTTTTCAACTAAATGCAATTAAACTTAACAATAAACTGTTTAATGCGAACCCGATTGCATTGGATACGATGTACAAGGTATCCTTGGCACCGATAGCCCTGATTAGGAACAGTGCTAATCCCATCCATACAAGTAGTATGAAGTTCAATGGGGGCAGGTCAGTTGACCATCCCATTAGAACTGAGATTGATGTTGGAGCAGTTGCACCATGAATTAGAATCATTCCAATCCATCCACAAGCTTCTGATAGTTTTTTATTCATAATATATCCTTTTCTCACTTTATATACCTATTATACCATTGTTATCATAACATGTCAAGTGTTTTGTGAAAAAAAGTACAAAAAAAAGTCCTTGAAAAACAAGGACTTAGAAATTATTTTAAATTATTTTTGTCATTATGCAGATATATCTACGTTTTGGCCCATAGGTTTGAGAGGTTCTACTGATTGTCCTCTGTTATTATAGGTGGTGTATGACACCTCAGACACCCTGACAGGCCCATCGCCCGTCTGTGTATGTTTTACATGTACAGTAGTTAGAGAATCTCCTATAGGATAAGTCCTTGTATAATTACTCACTATCTGTACTGGTAGTATTGGTGTTATCTCTGTCATTGATTTACCCTTACGGCGGCGGCATCCCCTCACATTGTGTAAGAGAGAGAAAGGAGCAAGGGGATGCCGCCAAGACACGCTGGTTAGTCTAGGAGTTCTCCTAGAGTTGCAGGCCCAGCTATCCCATCTGCAACTAACCCATTGGCGGATTGCCATTCTTTTAAAGCACGTTCAGTGCCTGGGCCGAAGTCACCATCTGCTGTGATACCCAATGCTTCTTGCATCATCACAACACCAACCGACTTCATACCCCTTCGTAGTACACCAATATCTTCTGGTGCAGGCACATCATCACTTGGAGAGGCAAAGGACTCATGGTCTCCAGCCTCACTACCTAGCATATGTAGTGCTTCTTTCCAGTGATGGATACGGTCTTCCAGACCAATGTAACCACCATTGATACGTTTAGTCATGGTTTTAATATCACCACTATCTGCATAACGATTTAATCCGTTCTTGTTCCAATACCAAATGGCAGACATGAGTGCAACCTCTTTGTCTTCTGAAACCATGTCGGGATTATCCACAACATCAACATCCATATCTTCTGCAAAGGAACTATAGTTCGCTTTACCTGTCAATTGGATTGGGCCTCTGCCACGATACTTCCAACCATCACCAGATTCAGTATCCCCATTCGACATACGGTTAGCATAGACTACGTTAGCAATCTTTTCTGGTTGTCTGTGATATGGTTCTGCATCCCTAGCAGCACGTTGAAAGTACTTGCCAAAGATTGCATTCAGCGCCTTAGCACTGTAATTTAGGTTCTCAGAGAATACTCTCCAACCACCACTCTCATGTCCACACTGAGCAATGAATGATGCAATACGTTCTGGTGTATTGATTTCATATTTCGGGAAGACTTCGTTCATTGCATCTACCCATCCATCTGGGTCTTTGCAATTAGGAAATAGTTTTTTGAACTGACTAGCTGTCAACATTGTTATTGACTCCTTTGATAATTGTCATTCCATCCAAAGGCTTCTTTAACTACGTTTTCAGAAAGTCCCTTGAATACCTTATGTAAGGATTTGTCTTTTGCGGCGATAATTAGTTCGGCCTCTGAGATATGCAAACCTTCAAGCATCTGAATAAACATATTCTCTTTTTTGAATCTCGGAAGGGCATCATTACCACCTTTGATAAAGTGAAAAAGTTTCCTTGACTCCCTTCGAAGTACTGTATGTTCTGTACCAGCTGCAGCTTCGTTTCTGGTGAATGGAACTTCTCCTTTTGGAATAATCCACTCTATAGCAGGGTCGAAAGATGATTTGCAAATCATTCGTAATTGTTCACAATCATGTTCTTTGAGAATTGCAATCTTCTCAGGTTTAGTTTTAGCGTTGTGTACTTTCTTTAAAATTTCAGAAAGTAACGGTGTATATGTTTTCATATTAAAAGTCTCCAATATCGTTCATAAGATTTCTCAATCTTTTATTTATAAAGTAATTTAGTAGTTTACTTCTGTCACCTTTTGGGGGCATTCTATACTCTTCTAGAATCCTACCTGTCAGTTCTTCTGGAATACACTCTAAATCAATTAGTGTTTTGTTTCGTTGATAGTTACGCATCATCTCTTCATTGAAAACATCTTCTGGTTCATGTTCAATCCAACCAGCAATCTTTTTCTTTGACATAGGTTTTTGTCGCATCTCATCTACGAATGTATTGTCCGGCGATAAGAAGTTTGGTATACCATCACTCCTATCACCCTTTAACACATGTTCCTTAATATATATATTCGGATCAATATCCTTAATAAACTTTTTAAGAACAGGTGAATATTGTTTCACAAAGTTGTGTTTTTGCAACTGTATGAAATCTTTATCACCAGATAATATTAAGATGTGTTCGAATTCATTCGGTGTCTTAGATATATGTTGACATATGACTGCAATACAATCATCTGCCTCAGCACCTTCCACTTCAATAACTTTGTAAGGGAAAGTCTCACGAATTTCATCACGAATAGCATTAAGTGTCTCAAAGATTGTATTCCAATCCAAGTCTGACTTAGCCCTATCCTTCTTACGGTTAGATTTGTAGTTGGGGAAGTATTCTCTTCTCCAATACCTTTTGCTATCATAACAAAGTACAAGTTCACCAAACGCCTCTGAAAACTTTGAACGGTACATCCGTAAAGAATTCAAAACCATATGACGAACCAAGTCCTCATCGACTTGTTTGTTCTTTGACTGATTTATTTGTACCATCAGATTACTGATAGTAACTTGGTTCATATCCACTAGAATCATAATTTTCTCACTTTATTTATATACAATGATACCACTTATCGACTCATATGTCAATAGATTTTTGGTCGGAGTATAAGGATTCGAACCTTAGACCTCTACGTCCCAAACGTAGCGCACTACCAGACTGTGCTATACTCCGTAACTGGAGCTCCCCGCCCGATTCGAACGGGCCACCTGCTGATTACAAATCAGCTGCTCTACCAAATGAGCTAGGGGAGCGTTAACTTGCACTATCGTCTGGACTTTCATCTCCAAACAATTCATCAGACACGCCTTGAATCATATCAAGGTCAATGTCCATAGTAGGTATACCATCCTCTTCTGTATAATCAATAAAGAGTTTAGTGAAATTCTGTAGAGGATGATCTAAACCACCTTCTCTGAATATCATACTTCTAATCAACTCAACCAAAAAGGCAGTGTCTCTAAGGAAATCGGGATGATCTACATCAATGCCATTCTCTGACATATTGTGTATCATATTCACTACAAGTCCCTGAGTCAAATCTTCAGTAAACAAAATATGTTCACGAGCTATACCAGCGGTGTTATCAACTTTTATTGGTTTTCCTTTTGGAAAATTTATGATATTATCTTTCTTCTTCGACATGGTGATCTCCTATCCATGTATAACCAAGGTCTGGATAGAACACGCCCTGTGTTCTTTTGGGTGTGCCATCAGCATAATATGCCATTGCAACACAAAGATACTTTATGGCACTTTGTTGATGTTCACCATAACGTGTATCGACATAATCACCATCACGCAAATAACGATGTAGATTTCTAATGTAACCTTCGTGTTGAGATACTTTTGCCTCTGCACCCTTTACCTTATCACGAACACCACGTTTAGCAGCAGACAACAAATCCTTTTGTGTCTTAATCCACATCTGCACCTTCTTCATACTAAGAGGGTCGTCATCACCACGTTCAACCACACTAGGATGAATACTTTTATATTGTGGTGGGTTCTCAGCGAGACGTTTCTCTCTAGCAAGAGCAAGACGTTCACCAGCAGCCTTCTTTTGTTCAGGCGTCATTGGTTTACGTTTCTTACGAGGTTTATTTATAGTCTCATCCGTATTTATTGTTGGGCGCCGTGCCATATCACTACCTTATTAATAACCAAATTCTTCTTTGCGTTTTTCCATATTTCTTTTGAAACGTCTCGTAGCAGCTTTCTTATCTTTCCTACGTTTAGTTCCTCTAGATTCATAGAAGGTTCTATCTCTGAGTTCTTGAAAGAACCCATCGTTTAGTAATTTTTTCTTCAAGATACGCATTGCTTTATTGACATCATTGTCACGCACCTCAACAGTCAAACCACCTTGTGGCTTGTTTTCTTTTCTTTTATTCTGGTTGTACTTATTATACCTCATTTGTTCCTCAAAAATAATTGGCCTGCCCGATAGGACTTGAACCTATAACCTACAGCTTAGAAGGCTGTTGCTCTATCCAGTTGAGCTACGGGCAGAAAATTAACCATTAGTATCGGTTAAAT